AGACTTTTCACCGGATTCTGTGTTGACCACAAAAGACTCCCTGTAAAAGGAAATCTTATTCTTCATGTTGCCTGCGGTGAGTACTGCCATCAGTATCGTCTTACGGACGCCAACAATCGCTGGACCCCCTCTTTTATTTCAGTGGTAATGCCGCCTACGTACTCGGCCTCTCGGTGCGCGTCATAATGAGCCACAAGCATGAGTGCTGCTTGGGTAAACTGCTTTGGAAGATCCTTTACGTTCTCCCCTCCTGTTAAAACAATCTTATACAGGTCGTAATCCTGGTCCTCGTTGAGATCGTCGGGAGCCTCTGCTCCTGTGAAGTCAATCTGGATTGGGTACCCTGTATTTCTAACCTTTGCCTTAGCGTCTGTGTAGGCCACGTAGTTTCCTGACGTGTCCAGGTAGTCGATATCGTCTATGGTATAAGATCCTGTGACGTTACGAAGTGTTTGGATTTCGTTTGCGTCAAAGCGATCCATATATACCGTCACCGTTGACAGCTTGGCGGCGTCTCCTGACTGAAGAGCGTAGGTCGAGTCCTCGTGCAAAGCGGGCGTGCTAGAACAGAACACACGATTGGTCGTCGTGAGCATATAGTCCATCGATGCTTCGAGGTATGAGTTGATCAAATCGTCAGCCTCCCCTTGCTCATAACGCAAGTGGCCACGAACAATGGACAAAGGAACTAGGTCTTCTGCGTAGTAATTCTGGGTGACGATTGTTTTCATTTCTTTGGTTTAAAAAAAGGGGACGACCGCAACAGCCGCCCCCCTTTCATTCGATTGATATATCTTATACAGTGAATCCGTCGAATCCGTCGTGATTCAAGATCTCTACGTCTCGGTAGACGTTAGCGATGATTCGAGTTACTCCGTGATCCGCATCAGTGTAAGGGTCAATAATCAAGTTTAATCCACCCCAGGTTCCTGTTACAACTTGCTCTTTGTCGAACATGAAGAAGTCGTCACCATTGCCTCCCATTTGAGAAGAGACAAACGTATTGTATCCCATTACGTTCGGGCTCTTAGCTTCTCCAGCAAACAACATGCCTGAACCAGCGTCATGGCTCAAGGCACGCAAGGTGCGGTAAGCAGTTGGACCAGCCAAAGCAACCACGTTCTCCAGAGGTACATCGCGGCCCATCAAAGCAGCCTCCAAATCGAGAGGATTCATTGTACCAGCGACATAAGGCTCAATAGTTCCAGGAGTAGACGCATTCTTCAAAACACCACTGTTAGCGTCACCCAAGATGGCGGCAATGATGTCAGCGTTAAACTTCTTCGCTACTGCGTCACGGATGTCTTTCGCGAGGAAAGCGCCCATGTCGTCAGCAGACTGAGCCAACATCTGATCAGTCACCTGTGTGTGAGCTGAGTATCGAGTTGGGTTCAACGTTCGAGAAGAGAACGTAGTGTTGTTGATGCCTTGAGCAGCGGCTTCGTTGGGCTTGCCTGCTGTTGCAGCAGTTCCTTGAACCTGAAACACAACATCACCAGTCAAATTGCCCAAGTTACGGACGCCCATTTGAGCGGCTAGGTCGTTTGGCTTGAACGCCTCTGCAATTCCGTTGTCAACCTTTCCGATTGTACCCCCAAAGGCTACGGATTCGTCGACGCCGGATCCAACGCTTGACGTTCCGAGAGCGGCACGCTGAATGAACGAAGGGATGCAGATGCCGCCCGCTACGTTTACTTTTGCGTTTGAGAACTCGTTACGAGCCTCTTGGTTCATCTCTGCTTCTAGGCCAGTTAATTTGCCCTGAGCAGCTTCCTTTACCATCTTGCCGAAGCTAAATTGCTTGGCAGTGCGGGCCTCTGAATCGCCGAGGCCCTGGACGAACGCCGGAGCGTTCTTCTTGTTTTCTTTTCCCATAGTGGAATTTTGTTTGTTTGATTTATTATTACGAGCCTCGGTTGGCTCCTTTTTTTCTGTGTTAAACGCCTGTGAATATGGATGCGGCAAAATTGCTGGATCTACTAATTCGTCTACTCGCTCTTCGCCCTCTTCCTCTTCCTCTTCTTCCTCTTCTTCCTCTTCTTCCTCTTCTTCCTCTTCTTCGTCTTCTTCGCGTCCCTCTTCTTGCTCCTCTTCTTCGTCTTCGGCTCGCTCTTCCTCTTCCTCTTCCTCTTCTTCGTCTTCGTCTTTTACGCCATCGTAATCAGAGTCAACGCCAGGAGGCCGTGTCTCAGCTTTTTCTTCCTCTTCTTCCTCTTCATTCTCCATGTATCCTTTTTCTTCTTCCTCTTCTTCTTCAAGTTTTCGAAGCTCTGCTTCTACGCCCTCGTCGAGAAACGCCTCCATTGCCCGCAAAGCAACCTCCGTTGTTGGGTAGGCGCCCTGGGTGGTCGGTGATACGTCAAACAGGGTTTCCACCTCGTTTATTACACGGAGGTTTACCCCGTCTTCCCGTCGCTCCCACGAATCGTCGGAGATTGTGAACCCAAAGCTAGACGTAGATACGTTACCCATGCGAATGTTCTCCTCCAAGTCCTTGGCGTAGCTTTGGCTTCCGAGTTCAAATCGATACTTGAGACCCTTGTCATCGACTTCCAGTTCCAAACCGCGACCCACGCGGGCCAGGGGCATATTCCAGTCGTGATTGAACAGGGCGACAGTGTTAGTCATGTCAGCACCGTCAAAAGCACCACGTGCAATTCGCTCGGCAAACCGTCCGCCAATAACAGTCTCGTCTTCAAATCGAGCGGCATATCCCTCAACGACTGTTTTTCCGTCCTTTTCAGAGCGGATCTCAAAGTCGGAGTTCAGTGACCTCTTTTCTAAGTTTTCCATTATTGGTTTTCTATTTTGTTTATAGTCTTTTCACACCAGGATTTCATGCTGTCGCCGCCCCAGGCAGCGTACATGATTGATCCGCAAATATCTTTTCCTTTCGCGTCAGTGAACTTTCCCTGATCATAAGTCTTAGCTCGTGACAAAAAAGAGAAGGTACGCTTCAATGTAGACAGGGTCAGCTTTTCGCCTGTAGATAACTGCCGAGCACGAGTCCAACCCACGCTGGTTCCACAGCTTGTGCCTTGCTCCTCCTTGTGCTTCAAGGCAGCTTTGGCGCGATTTTTAGCAGCCTGTGGATATCCTCCGTAGGTTGCCATTACACTAAGTCAATAACTACTGAGGCAGCAATAGCCGATGTCAATGCAGCAGCGTTTGTTCCTGAGGCGTAACCATATGTGATTTGCCAGACACCCTTGCCGACGCGCTGTTGAAACGTGTCTGTGTCTTCTGCTGCCGAACCTGCGGCTGTCACTAAGGTGTCAACGACCGCAGACAGGGACGCAATATCTGTTGCGTCGTAAAGCTTGATCGCGTTAGCAATCTCGTTAACCGCCGCTGTCTTATGGGCTGTGGTGACGGTTGACTGCTGAATGTACGCGCTGTGAGTTGTAGAGATTTCTATCTTCACTCCGTCAGAACCCACAGCCGCTGTGGATCCTTTTGTTCGCACGTTGTTTACTTCAAAGTAATGTGTGGGCATGTTATTCGTTGTTTTCGTCTTCTTCTAGGTTCATTTTCGCTTGGTTATCAACCCCGTCAGAACCCTGCTCATCCCCTTTAGAAACCACAGCGCTAGCGTAATCAGACATAGAAGAAAGCGGTATTTGATTAAGTTGTATATGGTGGTTGTCACCGCCTTGAACTGGCGCCAAACCTTCCTTAGACCTGACCTCATTGATCGATAGGACTCCATCAGATAAGAGGGAGTGATAGTAGCTGGACCTGGAGGCGGAGTCTGCACGCAACATTGAGTCGATGTCGAACCTACAGGAAAGGTTGTTGTCTTTTCGTAACACCTTCCGTTCGACTTCAAGCTCGATCCTCCGCACCCAGGGCAATATTGTTCCCTGGAAGAATTGTAGTGTTTGTTGTTCATAGTTGTCGTATGAGGAGTTGCCCTCCATTCCAATTATAGCCGGAGGCACCTGAAAGAATCTCGCTATTTCTTCAGCGGTGTGCTTTTTTACCTCCACGAACTGTAACTGCTCTAAAGGCACAGAGAGCGGTTGGTAAGCAAAACCACCCCCCAAGATGGCTACTTTGTGAGCGTTTTTCTTGCCCATGAACTCTTGCCTCCAACGCTCGCTGGCCTCCCTCATCTGGTCTATAGTAAGTGGCTCCTTTGTTGTAAGGATTCCGCCAAGCATACCGCCGTTTTCAAAAAATGTACTGCCGAAGTTTTGTATCGACTTAGCGGTGTTGAGGTTTTGAAGCTGTATATTAGTTGGGTTCTTGCCCCGGAAGGCTTTAATCTCCAGGATTTGATCCTGCGGGATTGGACTAGGGGAACCCGTGTACGTGTACCACCGACTGCCATCGGGCTCAACCTTTGATTGAACCTCTGTTGCTGGAAGCCAGTAAATCTCATCGTCCAAAAGAAGGGCCGTTCCTACACCGTAAAGCAGAGCGTCGCTAACGATCATCTGCCAGAACTCATAAGCACCCATCATCGGGTTTGGTTCGACGGCCATCAAACGACTTACGGGGTGAGAGGGGAGCGGTCGGCGGATTCCATCCTTGTCAACCCGCTCTACCGTGATCCCCATGGAGGCAATCGTGTCTGATATCTTGCTTACGCAAGCGTATACAGCCGAGAGTGTAAGCGTGTCTACGCCCGAATTTAAGGTAGAGTCACTGACGATGGTGCTTAACCAGCCGGTGTGAGCTTGTGTTGGAAAGATAGGCGCAGCGGCCCGTTCATCCTTGTTTAAGCCGAAAATACGTTGGAATAGGTTCCGTTCCTTAGACATTGGCGCAAAGGTAATGAACAGCACGCCCTACTGAACGAATTTTTTCCTACATTCCCACAACGGACATGAAGAACTCGAAATCAGGCGCTGCATCCTCCTCTTCAAACGTCAACATTTCGCCTATCGCCATGATTGCAGCGACAACGCCGTCAATTTTGTCTCCAGATTTTGACTTATCTACCTTTATGTTTCCGCTAGGGTCTAATTTTAAGAAAACATTGCTCATCATCCATCGCAAAACCTCATCCCCGCCGTGATGCAGTTTGCCCTCTAGCGCCAACTTTTCGTAAAACTTAGAGGGGAAAGACATGGAAGCGTAGCCTTGGCCAAAAGGGTCGCAGGGCACACCGTCGCCCTCAAG